TGACGTGAAGAGCTACTACCCTAAGGTGAGTATAGGTAATAGACTTCGGCCAGCACACTTAGGTGAGACTTTCTGTGACGTTTACGAAGACTTATATAACGAGCGTCTGAAGCACAAGAAAGGTACTTCAACAAATGGCAGCATAAAACTCGCACTGGTGGGCATTACAGGTAAGGCCAACGACAAGTATTCAGCTTTCTTTGACCCTCAGTACAATATGGCGATAACCATTAATGGGCAACTTCTACTGTGTATGCTTGTCGAGCAGTTACGTAAGGTCGAAGGGTTTGAAATTGTCCAAGTCAATACTGACGGTCTGACTTATCTCTTCAACACCGACAAAGCCGAGGAGATCGACAAGACGATGACTGAGTGGGAAAATGTGACATCACTGGAATTAGAGCACGTCAAGTACAAGATGATGACAGTGTGCAACGTCAATAACTACCTTGCGGTCACTGAAGACGACAAAGTGAAGCGGATTGGCACCTTTGCATACGAGACACCGGTAGATAACCCCGGCACAAGAGAACTACCGTGGCACAAAAACCACTCATCAATTGTTGTCGCCAAAGCATTAGAAGCTGTGCTCGTAAGAGGTGAAGACGCTGAAACTTTTATGCGGGAACACATTAAGACTGATCCTCTCGACTTTATGAGACGAACTAAAGTGAATCGCAACGATGAACTTGCACTTGAGACACCTGCGACAATGTGGGGTGACTCCGAAGTGCTACCAGCGGTCACTGAGTCTTGCCAAAATGTCTCAAGATACTTCGTCAGTAACAGAGGTGGCTACCTGTTCAAGATAATGGCACCTACGGCCTTACAGGTCGAATCATGGAATTCCAAACCTCACTGGCGGCATAAAGTCACTGGTGTCTATAAAGTGAGCAAGAAAGCACCTTCAGGAATGTACATTCAGTGCAAACCAGAAACACCTGAACCACCAATGCGCCGTATCGGTATTGATGCAGGTTACAAGGTGACGGTTTGCAACGATGTAACAAACCTAGACCTGTCAGACTTGAATTTCGACTACTACGTCAAACAGGTCGAAAAGATTACGGGTAAGTTAAGTCGCCACTGTAGTAAAGGTCGTTATACAGTATAGATTCAACAGTGATGATCTCCTCGCCATTACTGTCAGCCCGGAACTCTAAGGTCTGAGGTATCAACGCTGTCAACTCTCGCTCTTGTGGCCTTATAATCGTGTACTTCGTCCTGTCACGTTTATAACCGTCATACAGTGAATTAAGTAGTCCGCTCGGCGGTTGACTGAGTATTATTTTGAACACTTCGACATTGAAAGAATTGCCAGGGTTATATCCTAGACAGAGTACAGGTGTCGTCAAACTGCCGTCTTCATTAGTGAACACAACCTGAAAGTTAGACCCGGAGTAAAATACTACAGGTTCGGAAATCGTAATCACTCCGTTGCTGGCCACATTTAGAACTTCACCCTGGTAGACTTTGTAACCTGTTGCTTCATCAGCAAACTTACTGTACCTCGTACTGTCTGGTGAGTCGATACGTTTACCCGGTATCAGGTTTCGTCCGAAACTATCTACGTCAAAGGAGACTTTAACCCTGCTGTACCTTTGTTTGTTATAAAGTCTTAGTGCGTATCTAAACGCCTGTAGTTCGCCCACGCAACCTGACAATTCTACGGTGTTCGGTCGCGTAGCTGAGCGGTCGGAAGGTAAGTAAATAGTTTCAGAGGATGCTGTCACCTCTGACCTGTAACTGACTTCCACACCGTCATACTCTCTCAGGAATTCTTCAGACCTTGTTTCACTACCGAAAACTTTATTCCTGCTGGTTATTTGATACCCTGAGACTGACTGAGGTTTTTCGAAATAAGCATCATACATACCGTTTTGAACATACGGTACACAATTGACCACGTTGCAAACCATGATGAACGCATCTTGAAACGTGGTTTGACTGTCATCGAACACATACCCAAAGCGTTCCATTTTCGAAGCGTTCGCACCCCAGTAAGAGTACATTTCATCATAGTAGATACGGGCAATCCCATCGGCATTTATATTCTCGAGTTGCAGCCTACCTATGTGCGGGTCTAGTGCCATGTGGATTAAAATGTACCCGAAACTATCAGTTGCGAAGTCTTCAGGCGGCCCCAACGTGCCAGTATCCTCATCGAACAGTGTTATTTTCCTTGTGAGTGTAAGGTTCTGTTTCCTTTGCTTGACAAGTTGTGACTGAGAGTTAGAAGGTATTATGACATGAGCAAGTGTAACATCACCAAACGCATTAAGTTCGTCATTAGTTATACCTGTGAAACTGTACAGGTCACGCCACTTCACTACATCCACGTTACTGGTGTTACTACTTTTATCCCTGCCCGTTAGACGAGTTACGGACACTCTGCTATTTTCATAAGGTACTGACAGTCGGACAGTCTGGAACACAGACTTTCCTGTGAACACGTTACTACTGTAGTTGTGCTCAGTTACATTTGCGTTACCTGTCACACTTCCGATACTGTCCAACTCTTCGATAGTCACTTTCAGAGCAACGGTCACACTGACTTTTTTATCTTTATAGTAATTATAAAACCCATCAGGACTAGTAAAGTTGAGCACAATTTCGTCACTTCCCTCTGGTATCACGAAAGGCCCAATGGAACCTGTAGTGAACTGATTAATGGTTGCAGGATAAGTCAAGGTGGTGAAGTTCACCGGTATAGTCAACGCAGCGTCAAGGTATCTACCACGGTTGACACCTGTAGGTGAGTATTCATCACTGATATAATAATTTGCACCGCCAGTAGTGGCGAAATACATCCAAGTAGGTATTTCGTAACCGATCACCAGTGACCAATGAACCGCAAGACTGTTATCAATTCCGACAGGTAGATTCAAATGAACCGTGTTACCTGATACGCTTGAAACAGTGTAATCGACAGGCCCGTTAGAATCGTACCCCAGACTTACAGGTGCAGCTTTTTTAGAGTAATCATGGTACGTAGAGTGGTCAGAGCCAAATTCGTCTTGCTCGTGGTAAAGTCTCACAGTACCTGACGGGACGAAGTGGAATACATGATTCATGTTCACCACGCTACCGACCTTATAATTGTCAGCGACTACAAACCCGTCAGGTATGTTTGAAGCGGTCATAGTGATAATCGTAGCGGGGGCACCGGGGAACGGGCCACCTGTCACTGTCCAGCGTAACCCGAAACCGTCAAGTTCGTTAGGTGGCAGCAACTCAGCAGGGTTCAGGTCGTTCGACTCCCGATATATTCCGATCTGTTCACTGATATTGTCACCAATCTGTGTTTGAGGGTTCGGCAAGCTTCCGGGCAGTGGGAAGTCACCCGGATTGTACGCTGAGAACTGAGCATTAGGAATATCAATAAGACGAGTGTCACCATCGAAAATTTCGTGCGGCCACATTTGATACTTTCCTCTACCGATACACAGTAGTAACACTTCGGCCTCTTGATTATTCACGCCGATACTGTAAGGAAGTTGCCACAATGACGGTGTATGTTTTGTCACTGTCCCGAAAATGTCTTCTATTCGTTCGTTCACTCGTGCCTCATTTGTAGAAGCACCTAGTCGATTCGTAGCTGAAGACTGTGAACGGTTTCCCGGTTTCTTAGGTTTAGGTGCCAGCGCAACGGTTATCAATGCAACAACTACTGCGATTGCTATCTGAATCCAAACAGCCTGAGTTTCAGGGGCATCACTTTTACGAGTGACGAATACAGTACCTGAATCAATATCGAGAAAGTTCAAATCTGACTGATCAATTTCGTCAGTCAGATCGGAGTCACGAAAGAAACGATAGTCAAGTAAATCTTCTCGTGATTGGTTACTGACCGATAAATAATCAACCAATGAGGTGAAACTACCCTTGTCGATTGCATCCCCGGAGGTGCCAACGTAATGTTTTATCCTGACCATTTCCAAAAAGTTACCTTTGTGTAGTTTCGCGTAATCATCCCTAGTGTCCAGTGTACCACTGAACCATTAGTGTTTCCTGACTGTAGATTATGGTACACGCCATTGTCGGCGTAAACACCAATATGTGCTGACCTACCGTGCTGCATTCTGACCAGACAATTTTCTGATGGCCTATTAACTTTGTCGAAGTGAGTCCGCATCCAGCGTACGAACGACATGTCGAATTCGTTCACGACTTCCAGCTTAATGCCAAGTTTCTCAGCGTACCAGTCTGCAACGAAGTGAGCACAATTGTACCTCTCACGGTCATAGTGACGACCAATCACACAAAACCCCGAAGCATAGGGACTCTTGTCACAGTCGCAATTTCACCAGTAGGAGAGTCATTAGTTGGCAATGACGACACGTTAATCACTGCACCTTCGTTACTACTTTGAATGTCTCTAACTGGCAAAGTGACTGGGCCATACTGTACCGAACTGACAGTGCCGTCTTGGTACACAATGTACCCTCTTGACTGAAATTCAGGGGTCATACCTTCGTGAGTAACATCGTCTCGATTGTCATTCTCGTTGGCAATAATGCTATTGAGGTGTTGAATACTTATTTTACGTTCGTAATTAAGATCGGCATTACTACTGGCTTGTTCCATCGATACAGGTGCGTAGGTTGCGATGACGGCGACAGAATCCTCAGTTATCACCCCTATACCTTCCGGGAATTGGTTCTGAAGGTAATACTTTTGACTGAACCAAGGGGCATCAAACGAAATAACCTCCATCATTGACTTTTCGGTAGGTGCGTTTGCGTAGATTTCTCTGACTTCAGTAGTGTTCATAATGTGCGTAACCCGGTAGTGTTGAGAGGGTGATCATCATCGCCGTCAATGGCATAAGCGTTCATAATGGCTTGGTCAGTCGCAAAGTTACGAGTACTGAAAACTTCCAGTGTCACACTCACCTTAGCGTCAACATAGGTGACTTCTGAATGTTCCCAGTCAGTGACAGCCTGAACTACATAAGGTTCCAGTATGGGCCTGTCAGCGGTAAGGTAAGCTATGAATTTCTGACCTTCAGTGACATTTATAAATGCTTGAATGTAATCCTGTTGTGGCCTTGACTCCAAGTAATACGTGACACCAAGAACGTGAACAGTGTTGAAAAATTTTCGGCGTAGTACACTTGCCCCTGAATCACCGCCGGACGCGATGACACCGGAT